CAATCGAAACTTGACCCTCGACAACTTCTAGGCCAGGATTGTTAGTCAATGACACGTTATCAAGAACACCACGCAGCATTGCTGTTGCCGCGTCTTGGTCATTTTGTACTAGCTCAACCAGCGATCTTCCGAAAAATGCGTGTGGTTCCGGATCGATTTCAAAAACCGCAAACGGCACTTCATCAGCTAGATCATAAGAAAGCATCTTGTAACCAGCACCAGCAAGGACAAAACGATAAAGCTGTGGGATGCCCAAGCCTTCAGCGTCAACCTTCATATAGGCTTCCGTTACGACAACTTTCTTAGATGTAGGATCAACGCTTTCATCATCGTCTTCATCAATGGTGTAGCCACGGCGCTCAAATTCAGCCTCAGACTCGATTGTCGAAATAGTCCCGGTCAAGCCTTGGATTTCGTCTTCCTCGTAACCCATAGCCAGCAAGTCGCCAATGGTCATGTCGGTGCGGTGTCCAACCACAAAGAAATCGTCAATGCTGCGAGCATTTCGATCCACAAAAAATTCTTCTGGCGGGACTGACGTAATAAGAATGTCGCCGTCAGAAACCGTGCGGCTGATCTTAACATCATAAATTGGACGCTCTATTTCAACGCCCATTTCGTCAATTTCAATTTCTTGCGTTATTGTTTGCTCTAATACTTCAACATCGTCTTCCTCTGCCAAAAACATAAACTCTTCAGCAGATAATCCAGTATAACTATAGATTTCGCTTTTCGTTTTGTCCTCAAACATCACCTTGGCAATGCCGCACTTTTTAACCATAGCGTCTTGGAAAACATCGTTCAGCATACGATAGCCGTTGTTTTGCTGAAACTTATAGTTGGCGTATTTGGTCATTTGCTCCGCAATTGGAACATCCTCTGGCATACGAGGCACAAACTCAACCGGGTTTTCTGTGCTTAGAAATACGCGCTGAATAGATGGTTTTATACCGCGAACAACATCACGGCATTTTGTAGCCACAACTTTAGACCGACCTTGCTCATGCCCAATATCTACCTTGCCATCGAAATAACGCTGCGCCCTGATCCGTGGTTCAGAGATTTCGCTTTCGATAAAATCAACAGCATCTTGCACCGCCTTTTGGACGATGCCTTCAACCGTGTCTTTATCCATTGGTTCAATACGCATTTTCTAGTCCTTTTATTACTGCGGCCCAGCGCCAAACATTCTTTGCAATGGTTCATTTACTTGTTGGACACCTTGCTGCGTAGCCCCACGGCGCAGACCTTGGCGAAATGCAGCAGCAATTCTTGAGACGCCTTCTTTAAACACCTGCATCCCACGATCATCTAATAGCGCCCTGCGGACAACATCAGGGTCTTCAGAGAGCAAAACTTCTAAAACTTTAATTCTTTGCTTTTCCGTTAATCCCTCGTCTAATTGCTTTGCGATTTTACCACCAACCCGCAAAACAGTCATTGGATTTGTAATGTTTGTCAAATCTTCCAAATTAATTTCTGAGCCAGTTCGCTTACTTGCTTCTTGCACTAATGCGGTTGTTGGGCCTTTAATTATATCACCCATTGCAGATTGAGACCTAGCTGCACGTTCAATAGATGCAAGAGTTTCGTCAAATTGCTCTTTTGGAAATATTGCTCTAAAAACCTTACCTTCCCTTGTTGTTTCATCTTGCAATTTATTCATTAAATTTGTGCCGCCAGCTTGTTCTACTTTTTGACGGATGTGCGCCAAGCTACCAGCGCGCAAAGACTTTATTGCTGCTTCATCATCAATAATATCTGCCAAAAACAAATCAACATCATCAGATGATCTGTTTAATATGTTTAAACCGTATTTATAAGCGTCACGGGCGTTTCGAACCTTTGAAGCATCTTTGCGAACACTAGCTAAAGTTTCGGACTCCTTATTAAGGAGTGACTCAAGCTCATTGCGAACATCTGAATAAAGTTGGCTGACTGGCTTGCCGAAAGTATCTCTGGATTTTTCCCTGAAATATCGACGAGCTGCTTCACCCTCTTCAAGTGTTGGTGAGCGAAGAAGCTCCCATTTACCATCCACCTTTTCTATTAATTTTGTTCCCTTAGATGTTCCGGTAATAAATGTATTTAATTCATTTGCAATTTCAGAATATTGATTTGCCGCATTTTCTATTGTTTCAGCCACATCTAAATTTGCTGGTGATTTAAAACCGGGAACTTTTGAATATGCGTCACTTTCTGCTTTTTTAACTGCAGCGTCAAAATTTTGTTGAATTTTTTTCGGATTTTGACCAGCAAATTCTGGGTCACGGGCCAAATAGTTTTCGATTTCAGCCATAGCTTCAGATCGCGTTTGCTGAGGGCGACCTTTCTTAGGATCAAATACATTTCGCACCATTGTCTCGCCTTGACCACCCTTAGCCATTAAGCTCCGAACGGTCATGCGCAAAGTTTCGTTTTCAGCCATGATTTCGCCATCGGCAACTTTCCGGGCAATAACGTCAATACTATCGCCTGTACCTTCTGCTAATCTTTGAAGCTCTGCTTCAACGGCCTTACCGCCACGACCTCCGAATACAGCTTTTGCTGTATCTATTAAAGCGTTTGCTGATACCGCAATTGGATATGTTGCGGCTTGAGCTAATGGCGAAAAAACTGCTCCTAACGCTGCGCCAGCAGCAGAACTTGTTAATCTGTCTTGAATACCACCTTCACCTGTACCAAACCCATATAAACCACCCTCTATCGCACCAACCTTTGCGGCTTGACCTCCGCTTTTAAGCATTTGCGCCATTCTAGTTCCAGTAGCTGGGGCCGCAGAACCACCGGAAAACACGGTAGCAGCAACAGCCGGAATAGCCGCACCAGAAAACTCAGAAATAGCAGCGCCTACTGGGTACTGCTCACTGAATTGATCTAACTTTCTTCGTTCAGATTCTAATGTTTCGTAATATGGCGCAGACGCTTCAGTTTCACCGCTTATCGCAGCACTCATAGCCGCACGAGGATTTGACGCCGCTGCAATAGCTTCATCTGAAAAACCAAATGTTGCACCTTGTAGAGCCGCACGACCAACGCGCCTTGGCTTTACTGTATCAAATATTTCTTGAACTGCGTCACTTTTCTCAATTAAAGACATAGAATTCCATTTTTCCATATCTTGAATTATGATCGGGGGAACACCATCAATTATTATTTTGTTACCTCGAACTGATATATCTGTCCTGCCAGCCATTATGGTTCCCCTTCAGTTCCATCGCCAAAGTTAACAGTTAAACCGCCGCTTGTCGTAACAGTCTGCCCACCACTTTCAGCAACAAAACCTCCAGCATTTTGGATTAAATCTTTAATGCTGGATATCATAGAATTGTCGCTCCACATTTCTCTATCAATTTCCAGAAGAGCCATATCAGCTTGGTTTATGGTTAAACCGCCTTGATCTTCTGGCATACCGACTCTTGCAGTAATAGCAGCTTTTCTTTGTAATATATCGCCTTTCACTAACATTAAGTCCAACAGCGCCGCGTTTGCTTGTGGTGAGTTTTTCAAACTACCAAGACTATTAAGCATCCCAGCATATTCAATATCAGAAGTTGAACCCGAACCCTCAACGCGAAGTTGTGGCGCAAGTTGTGTTCTAAGAGATTGAATTGCTGCGCTAACGTCTGTCGCTTCGGGGAACAGTTCGAACAAACGACCAGTGATCGGCCCATTAGGAGAAACTTGATAAAGCTGTTTTAGAGCTTTTATTGTTAAGTTATTAGCTGCCGCTTTCCCAGATTTCTTTCGTATTTCAACAAATTCCTCACCGAGAGCTTTATACCTTGCTTCATAAAATTTATCTTCTGCACTAGCAGCTCCACCGATATTAATATTTTGACCTGTTTTCGCCAAAGCCTCCGCTTCACTTGGCGTTTTGCCTTTGCTAATCCAATATTCGTAATTTTTTATTTGGCTGGTCCGTGAGTCTTTTGGAACTTTCATTGTTTCTTGAAAATACAATTTCATTCCAGTGGGAGCATCTAAAGCGCCAGCTTGAATAGCACTTAAAACTTTTGCCGCAATTTGATCTCCAGAATTAGCCTTTTGAGACAAAACCTCTATTGTTCTGTTTTTTATTTGCGTCTTTTTTTGATTTTCTTGATTGAGCAATTCCTGCTCTTGCATTAACTTTACATCAGCCGCCGCTCGCTGCTGAACGCCGCCCAACAATCCAGACCTGTCTAATGAAGCAAATGTCTCGCGGGTTCTAGGGTCGCGAAGGAAACCCAGCAACCCGCCCGATCCTTGCTGCTGTTGCATTTTCTGCATTTGAATGGCGCTTGGCTGCTGCATATTGCGGCCTGTAGGTTGTCCGTCCATTGCTGAAGCTCCTCCAAAGATTTTGGCTTCCAAAGATTCCGTCATTGTCCCGTTTTTGGGAATTGGTTTTGGACCCGCCTTATTTGCTTTTCCAAAAACGTGTTGACCTATGGTTTGCCAATCACCACCTCTAGATTGACCCCAAGTTGGATCGGAAATCTGTGGGTTGTAGTAGTGGGTGGCACCGCCTGTCGGGTCTTCATAATTACCAGAAAGCAAAGCGTCAGCAACTTCATACGCTCTTGCACTTGGCGTAAAGTCCATGTCTTGGCCTTGTTCGCCGCCAGCATAACCAGTGGTGCTATTCCACGCAGAGAAATGACCCGGCTGCAAAATGACTTTGCCAAGATCATTGCCGCCAGCAAGACGGTTCATAATTACCGAACCAACAGCCACCATGCCATTATAGCCTTGGTTTCCAGCCTCGGCTTGCAGTGTCTTTGCTAGTAGGTCTCGTTGCGTTAATTCCATTTAATTACCAAACGCCGGGAAGACTGCTAAATGCAGATAAATATCCAAACAGACCCGGATTTCCCGGTTGCGTCACTCTTGCACCTGGAAGCCCAGAAAGTATCCCGGAACCAGTTTGCAAAGCCTGACCGGGGTAGCCAAGGTTTGCCAGTGTTTGATTGCGAGACGCATCTAGCATTGCTTGTTGTTCCGCTTTCGCCCTCGCAGCCGCCGCTTGTTGCTGATCTAGACCTCGCATACCTTGACCGAACATTGTTGAGCCAAGATTGCGTAAACCCGCTGCGCCACTTTGCTGATAACCCAATCCAGTAAATTGCGATTGCACGTTTTGCATCCGTGCCGCTTGCTCTCTTGCTGCCGCTGCTTCTGCCACTGACCGCTGCCCGGTAACGTCAAATTGCGCGGATTGCATTGCTTGATTGTAAGCCTGATTGCGTTGATTAGCCGCCATGTCAGCCGCAATACGACCATATTGACCGTAAGTTTCACCTTCAGCCAAACCAAAACGTGAACCACCGAAAGCCCCTGCATTTGTAGCTTGAGCGCCTAGCGCATTTAACGCCTGTTCTCGTTGTCGAGCAATGTCGGCCTCACCGCGCTGAATAACTTGCTCGGTATAAGGGTTCATATACTGATTTACGTTAGTTTGCGCTAATGTAGGGCTTTGAGTTTGACCAACCGATTGCACCGTAGGCGCTTGGAAGTTAGCCATGCGGTTATATACGTCACCCGCTTGGGTTTGATACTGCTGGGCTTGCCCAAATACGTTTGAACCGATCATCTTCCTGATCCCCCACCTTTGGAAACATATGGCGTCCTGCTAACTGGTCGCGATGACTTTGTTGGCTGTTTTGTCGGTCTATTTGATCCCGTTGCTAAAGCCACAATTTGATTAAATGTACTGCCCGGATTTACCGTATCTATGCCACCGGGAGCGCGTGACAAAGGTGTATTAATAGAAGTTGTAGACCGCCTATAACCACGATCATTAGTGCTCGGGAACAATCTATTGTGCATTTCTACAGCGTAAGCCGTGGAGTCAGAGTCGCCGCCACCACTCGGCATGGTAACAGGCGCGTTTGGATCAACATATCCATAAGAGCGACTTCCAAATTCACCAGTTACCGGGTCCATAGAAAAAGAGCGCAGATAGTCATATTGACCGGGATACTGCTCCGCAAAAGCCGTTTCCATCTGTTCTTGAATTGGCTGGCTGGTGTAAACTTCCATTCCCCCGACATTGGTTGTTGGCATAGATGGAGCAGAAACCGTTTCCAATCCAAGAGAGCTTAGAAGGTCATTTGTGCCACTATACATTGCGGCAGGGGCAACAGCTTGATATTGAGGCAGATTTACTGCCCCCGCGCTATATTGAGCCAACATTTGATCCAAAAGAAAGTTTCGAGCCGCTTCAGTTCGCGGATCAAGTTGCCCTGTTTGTTCAGGCGTTCCAAACAAAAAATCAGTTATGCCCATCTTATAACTCCAAACGGTTTAAACATTTATACCACATTTTGCGCATATTGACACCCCTAGCCGTGCAGCCTCGTTATCGCAATGGTGGACGCTGGTGCTGCGGGTGCAAACGCAGTTGCCGCAGTTGCATCGAGAAACCCGCTGGTGCTATCAACAGCCCACATGGCCTCCAAGTAATCTCCGGTGGCAAAGTCAAATATCGCTGACCTGCTAACAACAAGAACCGAACCGTTTTGATGCAGTGCGTTCTTCATCGTTGACCCAGCAACGTCTGCGCCATTAACGCGGGGCCAAAACCAAAAGTTTACAGTTGAGCTGGATGTGGACGCAATCTGCGCCGAAAAGCTAACCATGTACTGACCAGCTTCCTCAAACACCAAGCGCGAGGCTGGTGTGCCGTTTGTAACACCATCGGCGATGCTTGACGTGTATGTTAAAGCGTACGCTGTGTTTGCAGATGCCGCCGTCTGATCCGTTGTGGCGCCGCCAGCATACTGGCCGTCTTCCAGCACGATCTGGCGAAACTCGCCGTTTTTTGAGACGACAGGGTAGCCGTTTACTTCATCCCATAATATTACCCCATTTTCAGAAGGGTTGTCTGTTGCTGTTTTAAATCCTAGCTTTGCCAAGTTTTGCTGCAAGTATAACGAAAGTTGACGCCCCCACTGGCGTAAATCTGGGCCAATAGGGGGCAATATTGGGGCTGGCATTATCTACGCCCCCCAGCCTTAATATCAACACGCATGTTGCCAACCCTAAAGTCTGACAAGGCTGCGCCTTCGACGCGCATTCTAACCTGACGGCCAGTAAACCTAACTGATGTAGGGTTGGACGTTGCGAACGGCCCGTGACTTGTTTCAGTTCCGTTAGGATAGAACCTTGTTTTGAATGTTAAATTTACTTCGCCCTGCGCCTTTTCATCTGGAATAATGTTGGTAATCCGCGCCACTTGATCCCCTGAGCCTATAGATATAGGCCCGGTTTCTGCAAAGATTGATGAGCTATCAACATTTAACCCAACCTCATGGTCATATATATCGCTATCTGCATTGTGGCCAGCCATAAGAGGATACCGAAAAACACCGCGCTGCACGCCGCTGGTGCGTGATAAGTTGCCGATCAACCAGTGACCTTCTTTGTAATCATAAGCGACATATCGGTCTATTTCTGTTGAGTCTTCTGAGCAATAAAACCACCAAACTTCGCCGTATTGGCCATTGGCAAACGACCAAACCTTTGATTGCTGCGCTGGGTTAAAGTCGCCAAACACATAGTCGAAGACATCGCAGGGTATTTCTTGAACGCTGTTACCGTCAAATCTAAAGAAACCGCGCTGGCCCATCCAGAACACGCCCATATCAACGTCAGACGCAGCCTTTCGAGATATAGCCCCACATGATGTGCTAACACGCTCAAAACCATATACATAAGGCGGGCCAAGGTATCGCGCTGTATGGGCTGATGTATCCGTCAAGATCAGCGTTTGGCCTCGCGTTCTAATGCCCTGCATGATCTGCCCGCTATCGGCAAGCTCAATATCACCAGCTTCGTTTGTAGCTGCTGGCGTCCAAACCGTGTTGTTTTCACGATCACACCAAGAAATCTTACGCGGGTTGTTGCCGCTACCCAAGGCAAAGATAAAACGCTCTTCTGTTACAACTAAGCCAAGGTTTCCCGTAGGGGCATTTGCAATCGGCGCTGCCTTAACTGCTGGGTTTAACTGCCACTCCAGCAGACGCCCGTCATCTCTGTTGACCGCAACAAGATATTCGCCCCAGTTATCTATATTCCATTGCGTAGCCTCTTCTGGCACAGCGTTTGCATTTTGCTGGATCGGCGTTCCATAGAAGCCATCGCCATAAAAACCGTAACCGTAACCCGTTTCGACTTCCGCATTCTCACGGCCAGACGTTAAATCTGTTGGCGCAATGTCATACACGGTTCCGTTACCCGTCATAGCTTTAAGCTCGTTATATGAGCCACCAGCTACATAGGCAGTGCCATTATTTGCTTCCCATGTGTGCATTCCGCGCACAGGGTTCGTGCTGAATGACGCCTTGCGCTCTTGCCAGCCGCCGACTGGTCTAAGGCTGTTATCGCGCCACCTAACCAAACTTCCATCACGCCAGCGGCCAGATTGCTCTAAGTCGGTGCCGTTGCGGTAAAAGCCTGCGGGTATGTCTAGTGGTACAAGTGTCATTTAATGCCCTAGCTTGCTTGCAGAGAGTACTGATAGACCTTCAAATTGCCATATACAGAATTTACAACATACAGCTTGCTACCATCATTTTTAATATACAAGCCTTGTGGATCGGTGGAACCAGAGCTTGGCTCCGTCCATGTGAATGATGTGTCGACGGCAACTGTAGACGGCAGATTGTGTCTAGGTGATAACGTGAACCCAGAAACCTTGTCACTGTTAGACGAGACCCCGTACAAGACATCACCGTTGGGCGAAACAAATAAATCCTCTAAATCCGCATCAAATGTTCCGTCCGTTGTATTGCCCGCCCTTACAAAAGACATTGTGGATAAGTCCCATTCCGTTGATAGGGTGAAATAACCAATTTCGTCTGCACTGGACCCCATATACATATGATCGCCATATTTTGAAAATGCCAGACAATCAAGCGCACTTGCATTCATATTGAAGCCTGGCAAGTCGTTTAGCTTTACGCTCGCGCTAACTGCTGTATTTACTGTCGATATGTCCCACGCCGTAGCCAGTGTGTGGCTCCTGACATAAACATTTGACGCATTAAAATCCTCTATGACGTACAAAACTGTACCGTCGTACTTAAAAGTTATACCAACAGAGGAACCCCCAGTCACAGTGCTGAGTGCGCCATTCATATCAACATACGATGCAGTGCTAATATCCCATGCTGTAGACATATCAAACTGCCCAACACGATCAGTAAATGCTACAAAAAAGCTCGTGCCGTCAGAGTTAAAGTGTAAATCCTTAGCGCTACCATAAATCCAGGACGTAGCAGATATATCAAAAGATACATTGTCATACGAAATACCTGTAAATGTTGGCTTTACCCAGTTAGGGTCAATTTGAAACGTCTCAGGCGTATATGTTGGGAAAGGAAACGTCATTGCAGAGATTGCACCGTTAGAGCCGTAAAGCCATTGATCTTGGTGATGAATAAAAAGAAATCGTCTCCATCAGTTGATGTCAGATTGTCTCCAGATTGCTTGTTAAATCCACTCACAGTGATTGCTCCCGCAGAAGCGTTGTTTGTCATCTGGATAATAAGAGTATAATCTCCAGAAGCCGTGGGAGCTGCTAAAGTGAACGCTCCACCATTCACAATGCGCTTTAAGTTACCACCAGCAGGATCAGGAGTGTAAGTGCCAGTAGACTTTGTTCCGTCATCATCCGCTGTGGCAGTGTAACCACCTGTTAGCGCGTCATCCGCATTAGATGTTACTCGATTATCTAGCTGCGTCTGAATGTTAGATGTAGTGCCGTCAACGTGATTGATTTCCTCAGTCGTTGCTACAACACCATCCAAGACGTTTAATTCTGCTGTGGTCGCCGTTACACCATCCAAGAC